TTCAAGGCGTATGTAAATAAGCTGTTCAAAGAGCGTGCCGTAGTTGAACTAAGAAAGAAACATCCTAACCGGACTTTAGCACAAAACAGCTATCTGCACCTTCTTTTAGGGTATTTCGGTAGTGAGTACGGTTGCAGCCTTGACGAAGCCAAAATTGACTTCTATAAAAGGACTTGCAACCGTGATTTGTTTGAGAGAAAGACGGTCAATAAAAAAGGCAAAGAGGTAACTTATCTGAGAAGTTCAGCCGAGCTGACCACCGGTGAAATGACTTTGAGCATTGACCGTTTCCGCAACTGGAGCGCATCCGTGGCGGGCATCTACCTCCCTGCGGCAAACGAACAGCAGATGCTTATCTACGCACGACAAGAAGTAGAACGTAATAATGGTTTTATTTAAAAATTGAGATTATGAAAAAAAGAAAATTTCCACAAGATGTAGCAAGATTCTTTCATCCTGAAAAATCAATCAACCCTAAATCCAGCGGCATTCACCAAATAGAGAAAGCTTCTCAAAGAAGCTATATTCCAGTTTACAATGCTATGGGTACTGCAAGAAAGTTTTATGATAAATCGGGAATAAAAAGGTATAAGTAATATGGACAAATTTTTAGGACAGGATATCCCTGAACAGGAACGGTGGCAGTTTCTTCAAGATAATGCAGACGCGATAGAGAAAATCGGATATACACATCGATTCACGCCAGATGAACTTGCACAAAAGAAAGAAGTGCTTGCTGAAGTCTCTATTTCCATCAATGATATTGAAGTAGAGAAAAAGGAAGCCATGCAAGAGTTCAAAGAACGCCTAAAACCATTAAACGAAGAAAAACAAGAACTTTTAGACCACATCAAAAGGGGTACTGAGTTCGTTGACAATGAAGAATGCGCCAAGATTCTCTATCATGACGAAAAAATGGCAGGCTTCTATAACAGACTGGGCGAATTGGTTTATAGCCGCCCTATCATGCCACAAGAAATGCAGAAAACAGTATTTAGTATTAACCGTAAAACAGGAACAGACAATTAATTATGAGTGAGAACAAAATCAATTTGATTGTACCGAAAGACTATAATGGTACGCCTATCGAAGTAGTATTAAGAGAAGGACAAGCTGCAAAACCGCTTGATCCTAAAGAGCCTAAAAAAGTTTCAATTGCCGGAACCATTGAAGCACCATTCAAATGGCTGGAAAAGCGCATTGGACTAATTAATCAGAAAGCATCAAATATCATTGTCAATCGTGATAAGATGGGATTGGCTTTGACCATTGATGAGACCAACTACTATCAAACTGAAGTCTGTGGCTTTCTGATAACATCAAAAGAAATGCAGGAGTTCGGCATCAACACCGAGAAGAAATGGGAACCGATCAAGCTGTCTCAGTTTTTTAAGATGCATCGTGCCTTCTTCAAGGATAAGTCTGAGAACATGATGCTTGTGTCCACTTTGAAGAACTTCAAGGCAAAGGTTAATCAGGATATAGAGCGCAGCAAGGAAGAAAATGGAAGCAAGACAGACAATTATTCACAGGTCGTAGATTCCAATCTTCCTAAATCGTTCAAGCTCAATATTCCTCTTTTCAAGGGCTTTGCCTGTGAAGAAATAGAAGTTGAGATTTATGCAGATGTTGATGGTCGAGAAGTTTCTCTGTCCTTGGTCTCTGCAGGTGCAAATGAGACTATTGAAGAATACAAGAACAAGGTGATTGACGAACAGATTGAAGCGATCAAAGGTGTAGCCCCTGATATCGTAATCATCGAAGTATAATTGACAGCCCGGAAAGACGGGCATTTGGTATCGTGGCGGAATTGGTAGACGCACGACGAGTACTGGAGCTTTACCCAGCCGGAAGGGTTACTCAAAGCAGAAAGCTCATGCAGGTTCGAATCCTGTCGATACTACAAACTAAAATGATGAATTATGCCGTATTATATCAAAAGAACTCAAA